AGATAGTGAAACCATCATGAATGATTCAAATACATATGAACAACCTTCATTGGAATACTACGGGACAACAGGTTACGTTCCTGACTCGGACACAAGCATTGTCCACGCAGACTACGAAAGAAAAAGAGCAGATTCAGTTCAGAGAACAATATGGAATGCAATACATCAGGCCGGCTCAGACGGAGCAACTTGTCAGGAAGTTGAGGCAGCAACTGGTATTGCTCACCAGACAGTCAGCGCTTCTATCAGGAACATGGAACTCGACGGGTATGAGAAGGATGTATCGAGAGGCAAGTTAGTGAAACTGACAACCATCAGGGATGGAGGTCATGCTTACGTATCGTCACGCAATCTTCCACTGGTTCCTGTAACCAGAGTCATGGAACCAAACAAGCGGAGAGTGTCGTACAAGGCAAAGATTCATGAACTGCTCAATGAGATTGAGTCGGTGATTGATTGGCCGCAGGAGTTTCTGAGCAATCATTTGAGAGGTTTAATCGAGTCCACCCGAGCTGAATTGGACCAATAACCCATTGAAAAGACACTTCCTGGGATAAAAACAGGCCCAAAATAGCCTTTTTTGCTCCAAAAACACTCAAAAACACCCGATTATCTCCCGATTTAGTGGAATTAGTAGGTTACCTAGCCTAAAGTAGACAGTAACCACTAAGACCAATAGGAGGTCATATTATGAGTGAACTAAAATCATTCACTAGAGAAACAGAAGATATATGGTTTGATGAATACAAGCCATACAAGAACACCATTGATGTAGACGGAGATCACACTTGGCTATCAATCGACGGTGTGAACTATTCATTTGAGACATATGGTGACGAAGAAGCAAAAGTCAAACAGTTCCTGAATGAACACATCTGGACATTAATTGAGGTAGATGGAGAAGAACACATAATCCCCGGATTCCACATTGCCAATAGGCTTTGCCATTTCATTTGTGAGATTCCATTCCAAGAACCAGATACGGATAGACAATTCGTTGTTATTCCTAAAACACCAGAAGATGTTACTGTTGGAGACAGAGTTGCATTGGAGTACACAGATGACCCTCATACGCTGCTAGAGGCAGGAGATCAGGGAACAGTTACAGGAACTGCACAAAATTCTGATGGTTCCATTGGCTGTGTTTATGTCAAGTGGGATAGTGGTTCTAATCTGAGACTACTCACAAATCTTGGTGACAAATATCGAGTCATTTCTTTACATGACAACAGCGAAGAAACCTTAAGGATGGTAGAGAGGAGAGGTAACTAATGGAAACCACTATTGAAAACATGGAAGAATGGCAGCGCAAAGGTCACGCTTTCAAAGTTGCAGATGTTGTTGATAAAACTGAGATATGCAAAATCATCAATGTAGTTGGTGAGGAGTATGGAGAACTCTATCACGCTTTCACCTTTGGAGGATTGGACTTATCTGATGAAGGCAGGAGAACATCAAACCAATGCTTCTACAGTGAAATCACTAGCACACTAGATGCAGTTGTATGGATGCTTGCACTCGTCAGAGATGGCAAAGACTTCCACTTTGACGACAATCCTTCTGACATCATAGATGAGAACGGTGATCGTTTATTCTATGGAACAAGCAACCTCGTTTCTAAACGAGTTCAGGAATGGCGTTCCTTTGGAGGATGGGACTTATTTGAACACTCAGACTACGGCCAAATCCTCTGCATGGCGTATGACCTAACATATGGGGAGGGATACTAATGAAAGTCTCACTCGATGACCCAATAGAGGAGCAAGTTCCTGAATACACAGCACAATTCTGTTCTGAATGTGAGAAATGGATATATGTGGCAGATGGGCCCTTTGCAGAAAACGACAGAACAAAACCAATGATGGGTGACTTGCATTACCAAACATTCCATCCTGACGCTGACCAGTTCAAATACATGTTCTGGAATGAGAAACCTGTAGCAGCAACCGTTTATCTACAACCAATGGATGACATAGACGCTTCCTGATACTCTGTAAACACAGTAGAGCAGAAGTCCTCTCCCACTACGGGAGGGGATTTTCTGCTTCCTTACGCCTACGCTTCTCATCAAACCTCTGACGCTCAGTTAAACCACCCCAAACACCAAAATGCACATTGTTATCGAGTGCCCATTCCAAACATTCCTGACGCACAGAACAACCATCACACATCTTCAAAGCCTTTCTAGGCCTCACACCATTAGGAGGAAAGAACAAACTCACATCAACACCAGAACACTGAGCCTTTTTAATCCACTCATCAGACGGGAAAGGATAATCCCACAAGTCAGAACTACTCTGGATACTAGTTACGTCATACACAACAACACAGACAATACAACATGAGTGAACACAACAGAATGACACCCGAAACCAAACACCAAACACCACCCAACAAAACACCACAACAACCCACAAACTCTGAACGCAACTCTGAACCCTGATACTCTGAACATTATGAAACGAGCATTACCTGTAACAACCACAGAAAAGTACATGAAAGTCATTGATTTGAGGAAGGCAGGACTCACATTTGATGAGATTGCTGAACAAGTTGGTTACAAATCCCGGTCAGGAGCGAAAGAAGCCTTTGATGCTGCTATTAGGTATTGGGGTCATGAGTCTGTTACTGAACTACGGGTAATCGAGAATGAACGAGTGGAGGAATTGTGGAGAAGAACCTATCTGAAACTGCAAGACCCAACACTGGAACTCTCTGAGGAACTGATGTTGATGCAAACAGCGTTGAAGATAACTGAATCTAAACGCAAACTGCATGGACTCGATGCTCCACGACAGTTGGAGTTATCCGGTAGAGATGGTGAGGAGATACAAACAGACGTTGGCCAATTACTGAAAGAACGTCTGGATGCGCTGCACGATAGGTATTTGCAGGAAGTTGAATCCCAGGAAGCCCAAGAATTACCTACGGGTGGTGCTTTAGTTGGCACAACAGCGGATGAACAGGGTGAATCTACAGGAACAACAGCGGATGAACAGGTTGAAATCATTGATATTGAGGTCGTTCCTGACGTTGAAGTGGAGGTACACAAGGGAATTAGGATACTTCGTGGAGGAGAAGTTAGGTGATGGGAGTAGCAATCGCAGCAGGAATCAGCGTTATAGGGCTAGTTTTCCTTGTTTCTGCTGTATCAGGAATACCTTTCGTCTACTGTTTTGCTGGAACAATGGTTGTTTTGGCTGTTGCTGCACTCGATTTAACGTGATCTGGAGCCTGAATGATTGAGGAAATGCTGAAATTTCTACTGGATAACACTGATTTCGGGAGAAAATACGCACGGGAGAACGAGCTGGGGAGGCAACTGGGGAACGAGCTGGGGAACGAGCTGGGGAAAACCAGTCGAGAACCAGTGAAAACCAGTGTGAAATCAGGCAAAACCAGTCGAGAAACAGGTGAAACAGGCCCTGAAACAGGTAAAACCAGTCGAGAACCAGTCGAGAAACAGGTTGATTTAATCGAAAACCAGTTGAATACCAGTCGAGAACCAGTCGAATACCAGTCGAAAACCAGTCCAGAACCAGTCGAAATGGAGTCGAATCGTGCCTGATCGTATCGAAAACCCGTTGAATCGTATCGAAAACCAGTTGAAACCAGTGGATAACCAGTCGAATCGTGTCGAAAAACAGGTGAAAACACCGGATAACCCGTCGAAAACACCGGAGAATCAGGCTGAAACACCTGAATCAGGGTGGATGAGGAACGTCTGGTTGGCTGAAAACGCTGTTTCATCCGGGAATCAGGACCCTGAATCGAGTGATTTACAGCATAAGAAACAGGTTTTATCAGCATTACAGGATGAGAACCTGTCGTATCAGGACCAAATCGCACGATTGAAGCCTGACGAAAGAGCCGAAATACTGAAAGTACTAGGAGAGAACCACCCTGATCTCATGTATTCATGGGACTTTTGCAGCAGACCAAAGCAGAGAACACCTGTAGGTGATTGGAGAATATGGCTGATTCTTGCTGGTAGAGGCTTCGGGAAAACCCGAACAGGAGCAGAATTTGTCAGGCAACAGGTCCAAATGGGCAGGGCTTCGCACATTGCGCTAGTTGGGCCCACAGCAGCAACAGTCAGGGATACCATGATTGAGGGAGAATCAGGACTCCTGAAGATATTCCCGAAGGAGGAACGGCCACGTTATGAACCATCGAAACGGCGTATAACGTTCAAGAATGGTGCTGTAGCAACTGCTTTCTCCGCTGATGAACCTGATAGATTGCGTGGTCCTAACCATTCACTGGCTTGGGCTGATGAATTGGCTGCGTGGAGATACGGTAGTGAGTCCTGGGATATGCTGATGTTGGGACTCAGAATCGGGAATCATCCTAGAGTTGTGGTCACTACAACACCTAAACCAGTGCATACCATCAGACTCCTGACTGAAATTAACGACGGGTCAGTCCACATAACCAGAGGTTCTACCTACGAAAACTCGCAGAATCTAGCGCAATCGTTCATGGATGAGGTGCTTTCCCGCTACGAAGGAACCAGATTAGGCCGTCAGGAGTTGCACGCCGAAGTACTAGATGATGTAGAGGGTGCTTTATGGGTTAGAGAGGACATAGACAAGAATCGAGTGCTGGAGTTCCCTGATCTAGTCAGAATCATTGTGGCTGTAGACCCTGCAGCAACTAGCAAGAAATCCTCAGCCGAGACAGGCATAGTTGTTGTTGGTATCAGTCGAGATAAGCATGGATACGTTCTAGCAGACTACACAATCCGGGGAACTCCACTGGAATGGGGCAGAGCAGCAGTATCCGCATTTCATAGGCATAACGCTGATCGTATCGTTGCTGAATCTAATCAGGGAGGAGAAATGGTGTCTCATACCCTGAAAATGATAGAACCTGATGTCCCTGTCAAAATGGTTCACGCTTCCAGAGGCAAACAAACTAGAGCGGAACCTGTAGCAGCGCTCTATGAACAGGGCAAAGTCCATCATGTAGGCTATTTACCTGATCTGGAGGACCAATTGTGTTCCTGGGTTCCTCATGAGGGCCCATCACCCGACAGACTGGATGCAGTTGTTTGGGGATTGACCGAGCTGATGGTCAAAGGTTCTCGTCAGGTGAGCGCAATGACACCTGTTTCTTTGACTCAAGCCAACCCTTGGATTCCTAAATAGTAGCAATCGAGATAATCGAGTGAATTTGTCGGGAATTTTAATCAATCGAGATAATCGAGATAATCGATAAAATCTGTCGGTAAATTACAGGTAATCGAACTATCCCTGAAAAACGCTGTAAATCCAATGGTTTATGTGTCGAGAGAATCGAGTGAATTTGTCGGGAATTTGCAGCAGTCGAGATAATCGAGAAAACTAGGCAAATCTGTCGGTAATTTCATCACCCGAATTAACTACCTAGATGACAGATGAGCAGAGAGAGGATAGTGTAGAACCATGACTGATGTATTCCATGAGTATGAGAAGGCTGTATCTAAGAACGATTTCAGAGAAATAGGTTCTTCTGGTCTTGTCCAGTACGGAGGAGAAGTCAAAGAGGATTTCCTCAGATCATTGCAAGGCAAATCAGGGTATGCGAATTACACGCAGATGGCAGACAATGACCCTGTAATTGGCGCTGTATTACACGCAATCGAGATGATGATTAGAGGCGTGGACTGGACAGTGGAACCTGTAGACACAGAAGATCAAAAAGCAGTTGATGCTGCTGAGTTCTGCGCTAGTTGCCTCAACGATATGTCTCAGTCGTGGCCAGATACCCTGTCAAACATCCTGACAATGCTAGTTTACGGATTCTCCTACCATGAGATTGTGTATAAACGCAGGAATGGCAGAACAGGTAAATCCGATACTGACTCTGTTTACGATGACGGAATGATTGGCTGGCGCAAACTGGCTATCAGGAACCAGAACACTGTTTACAAATGGGATATGGACAAGAACGGTGGAATCAACGGACTCTATCAACAAGACATCTATTCAGGTATGAAATCGAGTATGGTATTCATTCCTATCGAGAAGGCGCTGCTATTCAGAACTTCTAGCAAAATGAACAATCCACGTGGTAGGTCTGTGTTAAGGAACGCATATGTGCCTTGGTACATGAAAACCAAGATTCAGGAAATCGAGGCCATTGGAGTAGAGCGAGATTTGGCTGGTATGCCAATTGCGCTAGTGCCACCACACCTATTATCCGCTAACGCAACATCCCAGGAAGTCTCAGCACTCAACGAAATAAAGCAGATAGTCAGGAACATAAAACGTGACGAGCAGGAAGGCATAGTCTTTCCAATGGCTTTTGACGATGAGGGCAATCTGGCATACGACCTGAAACTGCTATCCACTGGAGGTTCACGCCAGTTTGACACTTCAGATATTATCAATCGTTACGATCAGCGTATTGCTATGTCTTTATTGGCTGATTTTATATTATTAGGCCATTCTGAGATTGGCAGCAAGGCACTATCAGTGTCCAAAATACAGTTATTTACTGACTCACTGGATGCGTGGCTATATGGAATCGCAGATGTCATCACTAAATATGGGTTCTCCCGACTCCTGAAACTCAATGGAATCAATGAAGAATTGACTCCTACGCTCAGGTACTCTCCACCCCGGAACATTGATCTGGAAGGACTATCGAAGTTCATTCAGAATCTGTCGGGTGCTGGAGCAATGCTATTCCCTGATGAGGGTCTGGAATCCTATTTGAGAGAGGTGGCTGGACTCCCAGCAGAATCTGCTGAAGAAATCTAGTCGTGTCTAAACCTGTAGGAGTTGCCAAAAGGCGCAGAGTCAGTGACATCAGGCTTAGTTTGCCCTATGAACACGACCACAGCAAATGCACTGTTCGTAGCCATAACCACAGCAATTTACAGAAACGAGCGTCAGGACAACCAGCGTGGAGAATCGCTGGAATGGCTGACCTGAATAGGCGGGAACGCCAATTGGCTGATGTAATCGAGCAATGTTGGGGAGAATTACAGGAACTAACGGGAACTTTGGTACAGGAATCACTGGAGGAGAACCCGTTTGCTACTGCAGCGACAGGGCAAGACCCCAGTAACTACGACCTGAGAGTAGGCGTGATAGTTGCATCGTATCAATCGCAGTTTGCTGAGATCATGCTGGACCAGTATGACGATTCAGGCAGTTATTCTATGCGTGAATTTACCCAACAACTGTCCCAGGAATACAAACGATTCAACAAAGCAGAGAGTGACATCTCGTCGAGCCGAGCTGTATTGGAACTGAAATTTGATCGAACTAGCCCAACAGCGAAGAAATACGCACAAGAACAATCTGCTGCAATGGTGTCATTCATCTCTAATTCGGAGCGAGAGGCCGTCAGGGACCTGATAGGTAGGGCTTTTGCAGAACAGAGGACATATCAGCAAACAGGGCGTGCTTTGGCCGCTCTACTGGCTGAAACAGTACCTCAGGGAGATGTTGCTGCACGATTAGGGAGTGTTTATGGCGTGAATGCTAATGGTTTGTTCCCACGATACGCCAACGCTGTTGCTAATTACGCTGAGAGACAAGCAGCGCATCTAGCAATGGATGGTGTTACAGGTTCCAAAGCATTGAAGATAGTGCAGGAAAAGAGCAATCGGTACGCTACTAAACTCAGGAGATCGAGAGCCAAAATGATAGCCAGAACGGAAATCATGCAGGCCAATAACTCAGGAAGGCTTGCTGCAGCACAACAAGCAGCGAAAAAGGGATTGTTTGACCCGTCGAGAGCCAAAAGGCAATGGATTTCAGCACCACAAGACTCCTGTTACATCTGCAATCCCCTGAATGGCGTTGTTGTTGATTTCAACAAAACGTGGAGTGAGGGAGAACCAGCGTTTGTTCACCCGAACTGCCGTTGTACTTGGCTTCTTCTACCTAATGTCCCATCGTATGGAGTTCCCTCAGTTACAGGAGATGGAACAGCCGGGAATCCATTTATGTGGACTATGCCACCAAGAAACTCATCGTTGGCTCCATTATCCACTGGAGGAGCCACATCGTCTGGTGTTCCTGAAAGTATGCCAGAACCTGTTCCAATTCAATCAACCACAGTCACTGATGAGGTTGCTGAAATAGCGGATGATGTCAAACCTGTAGATGTTCCACCTGTAGATGAGATAACTCCTGAGAATATGGAGGACTTTGTTGATTCCTTCATCTGGAACGATCAGGGAGATACATGGGATATGTTGCAACCTGATGAACGTGATTACCTGATTGACCTGATGATTGATACTGAAATACAGAAATCAGTGACTGTCATTGCTGATGATTTATCTACCTTTGCTGGAGATCAGGGATACAAGTTGATGGCTGATGCTCCAAAAGAAGTAGCGGAGGAATTGTTACGACTACAGCAGGAAGCGCAAGAAGCACTCGTTCAGGTTGATGTGTCCCGTCGAATACGATCACTACAGGTCAAGCGAATTGCGGACCCAGAATCTAGTTCAGGAGCAGCACTCGCAGACAATCTTTTCCTAAGTGGCCGTAAAGTAATGAGTCAAGGCCAAACAATACTAACTGCTGCTGACGATCTGCCATTGAAAGAGAGGTTGATCTTAGAGGCTAAAATGTTAGATGCAGAGAGAGTCAATAGGAGAGTTGCTCGTCTGGCTGAACAATACTCAGATGCTCACGTTGCTTTGACTGACGATGCTCTAATCAAAATGCAAGCGGTAGGAGATGCAATTGAGAAAGAGGTACAGCGCAGAGTAGATGAGATAGTTGGCGTTGTAGACGATGTAGGTATGTCGCCAACAGAAATTGCTGCAATACAAGAGAAGAGAAAGTACATTTACGATCAGGTTCTGGAAGGTTCTGGTGTTGGTCACACTCGACTGAAAGAAGGTGGAACGTTTGAGTTTATAGATCATGGGCTGAGTTCAAGAGCAGAGATGCGATTCAATCTGAGTACTACCAGAGATGATTTAGGGACTCTGATAAGGAGTTTAGATTTAGAGGAGATTAGAGTCCCAAATGAAGCCATTGAAGCGTTAGGACTCACTTCAATTTCAGAGAGTCTGCCATTGAAAACAGTACTTAAAAATATAGAGATGACTTCTGGTCGTCACGCTGGAACGAAATCGGGTAGAAACATTCTTGCCAGATGGCAAGGAGACTTAGATCAAGTCATATTTGGCGGTGAACGAGTACTCGATGACTTCATAATTGATGCAACTCAAGTCACTGGAGATGAACTAGTGGAAACACTGGATGTTCTGCAGCAACTCATAGCAGCGCATAACGCAGTCCCAGGAGGTTTCCTCGATGAGGCTTGGCTATCAATGTACGATGACGTTATTGAGAATACGCTAGCCAAAGCGCTAGTGAAGAAAGAGGACAAACTAGTATCATGGGGAGTTAATCGCATAGATAGACAAGGATTGCTGGATGATATTCCCTCAATGCCTGATGATTTTGCACAAGACATCCGTAATATGCGTTTGACAAAGGTAGATGAGGTTCAGGATGCAGTCAGGCACATATCGGATGATTTGGCTGATGAGCAGGCGTTACTTGCTGATCTATCGGATGATTTAGTAGTTCCTGTAAGAGACTCACAGGTAGAACTGTTAGAGGAACTAGTTGATGATTGGATAGCACAAGAAGCGGAACTTCCATCTAACGCTATGTTCAAAAGGCCTAACTCTAATCGAGTGGAACTGACAACTGAATGGTTAGACGATATGAAAGCCAGAACCACCCAGCTCAAGGCTGATATTGCTGAGGAACTGGCTGATCTCACTCCCGGAACTGGACCATATACCAATGCAGTTGCCCGACACAAACAAGAATTAAAGACCCTGATGGATGAGTTCTCAGATGCTTATGTTGCGGAAGCAGCATTGAAGCAACAAGTGTTAAGTCGTGAATTGTTAGGGCAATCAGCGGATACTCTCAGAGAAATCCCAGGAAGGCGCTGGTCTACACGTGGTGATGGGCCTATGTCGTTCTCCAAACTGCAAAGGAATTTCTTTCAGATAAAGGATGATATGAAAAAGGCATCATGGGGTGACCCGAAAGGACTTCCAAAGGTAAGAACAGCAAGAGCAGACTGGATGAACAGGATTGAGGAACTCGTTGGTCCAGTGGATGGGCCCAAATGGAAAGAACTCCAAAGCAAATACCCATCGTTGTTTGAAGAAATCACTGAAGCAGAAGAACTAGCCCGTGTTGCTTTGCAACGATCAGGAGCAGGAGTCCACCCAAACAAAGCAGTTCAACTATTTGAGGAAATGGCTGAGGCTGTGATGGAAGGAGATATTAAAGTATCTGACGCTGCTTTCAAAGAATTAATAACCAGACCTCAAGCATCACTAGGAGTAGGAGAAAGAGCGTACACAGCAGATTTGGTTATTTCAGCAAACTCAAAGCAGAAGAGCAGTATTGCTAATTTGCTGGAAAACGCTAGAAGAGAAAATATGGCTATAGACGCTAGTCCAGTGAATGACATTGATGTGAACCTGATACGTAGAGCAGTAGTGGCTGATTCTCGACAACTAGGTGGAGAATTAGAGTTTGAACTTGGTTTAATGAACGGCAGCAACGTGAAAGCAGGGAAGTTAGGTCCAAAATGCGGTAAGAACCTAGAGAAAGCATTGCCTCACCCTGTAACTGGAGAACTGGTTTACGACATGAGTGTTCAGGAATACGCTGCGCTTGCTCAACAATACAAGGATGAATCAATCTCTATTTTCCCTTCTCGATGGGTTGAGCGAACAGCCAGAAATGCAGACATTGATGGAAGCGTTACCGTATCCAATGGTAAGGCTGTAAGAGTACAAGGCGCTCAGTCAGGAGTAGATTACAGGAGAAGTGGTCTGTATCTTGTTTCCGATAGCCATCCTGACGCTAAAACCCGTGCATATCATTTAGCATTGAATAGGCACGTTGAGGGTGGCTCAATGAGGTCTACATTGACTTTTCTCGATCAGATGGAGGATGTCACCGGAACTATTTTCATGGTTTCTGATGATGTCCCATCAAGAGGAGCAGCAATCAATATCACATTCAATTCTCTAAACCAGTCCACAATGACTCATGAACTTATGCACCTGATGCAGAACCAGAGTGGCGTATTCGGGGATTTAGAGTTGGCGTGGTACAGGAGAAGGATGGCAATGCCAGCACCAACTGAAGAAAACCCATTAGCGTGGCGTGCCAAACCCGGAAAGCAGTACCAAACAACCAGAATGTCTAGTGTTGCAGGATGGGGAGCAGATGAATTAACAGTACCTGATGATCTAATGACGGCGTATGCAGGGAAAACCTACGATAAGGAACTGAACTGGACTGGACTCAAGAACCCGAAACTGCCAAGTGACAAGAATGAACCACTATTCAATTGGGGTGATGGATACAGTAGTAATCGCAGGCCGTCAGAGGCAGTAACAATGGGTACTGAAGGAGCATTCACTATCAAGACCGAAACAGGTTACGACCCATCAGATGTGTTGGAGATAGCAGAATACTTTGACCCTGACACAGGTCGGAAACTAGCAGGAGTTAGTCGTAAAGGCGCAGGAGTATCAACGGGTGAGGCCGATACAGACTACTTATCGTTTATATCAGGAGCATTTGGAGCAATTTAATTCCCGAAATAGAGAACGAGCTGGGGTTTTCTCGACTATTCGACTAGTTTTCTCGACTATTCGACTAGTTTTCTCGACTATTCGACTAGTTTTCTCGACTAAATGGGGATGTCATCATACGATTGCAGAATAGAAGGCGTTCCTGACGTTGCTGATTGCTGCTTCATTTCCTCATATGAGTACAAGAAAGTGCGTTCACACTGTGTGTCATTGAGACTCAGGACTCCTTGTTCTTCCAAATACAACATTGTTTGTTGGAAAATCATGACATTCTGGATGCCACGATCAAATACTGGAGAGACAGTGGAATCGTCATTGGTGTCGTCTACAGGTTTGGGTTCCATTGAAGGCTGATAATAGAACGATGGCTTCAGGTACGACAGCCTAACTTGACCATAAAGTCCCAGGAAATCCTTAATTCTTTCCCGTATCCAGCTCGGGAACTCCACCCATTCATTGGTATGAGCGTTAAATTCCATTCTGAATCGGACCTTTCGGCCTCCAAATAACCAGTAACCTACCCAAATCATATGCTCATGTTATCAGGAATGTGTTTTACCTACGATGAGAATGTCCTGATGTGAGTTATTTTAGTTTCAACTCAGAAAGAGGATTTTTAGAGTGCCTAAATCAACTAAACTATCTGAACTCATTGTGGAGGAAGCGTCTGGTGTAGACCATCCCGCTCACCTTCATGAAGGTTGGATAGTGATGAAATCCACAGAATTGGATGAGGCACTCGATTCTCTCGATGAGGAGACCCATACATCAACTCAAGGAGAACCAGAAGTGGAACTTCAGACTGAAAATGAGGTCACTGAAACTGTAGAAGAAACAGTGGTTGAAGAGGAAGTTGTTGAAACAACCCCTGAACCAACTCCTGTCCTTGCCTCAGTTGAAGGACCAGAAACACATTCAGCAGTTGAGAAGGAGAACACAGACCTTCGCAAAGAGTTGGATGACATCAGGAAGGCCCACTCGGACCTTGTAGAAGAGCGTGAACTAGAGAAAGCGATACATGCTTCCTCTCGTTGGGCGATTCTCCCTGAGTTAAATCCAACAGAATTTGCGCCAGTCTTGCGTTCACTTCGTGCTGCTGACCCAGAAAGTGCTGCAAAGATTGAACAAATCTTCGATGCAGCAACGGTGGCTTTGGGAGAAGCAGGCGTACTGAAAGAACTTGGTACAGACTCTGCTCCCGAAGGAGAAACCGCTTGGGCCCAAATTGAATCACAAGCACAGGAACTCGTTTCCAGTGGTGCAAGTGACTCGATAGCCAAAGCAGTTACCACAATTGCTGAAGAGCAACCAGAATTATACAAAGCCTATATGACCGAGAAGGGGTTCTAATATGGCATACGAAATTCCCGGATTTGACATCGGAACCTTTACGGCTTCCGCTGATCTATCCGCTAAACAGTATTATTTTGTGAAACTATCAAGTGCAACTCAAGTTACGGTATGTGCTGCTGTCACCGATAAACCAATTGGTGTACTGCAAAACAACCCTGAATCAGGTGAACAAGCCATTGTTCGTGCTTTGGGAATATCCAAAGTAAGTGCTGATGCAACCCTCGCAGCAGGAGATGTAATCGGTACAGCGGCCGATGGCCAAGCGCAACCCATAAGTTTAGGGTCAGAGACAACCGTGCATGTTTGTGGACAGGCTATTGAAGCCGGTTCCGCAGGTGAGGACTTAACTGCATTCATCAACATAACAAACGGTAGAGGAGCCTGATATGCCACAACCAACGTCACAAGATGTTCATGTCAATTCGATTCTGACACAAATGTCTGTGGCCTTTATGCAAGAAAATTATGCTTTTGTTGCATCTAAGGTATTTCCACAGATTAATGTCAATAAGCAATCTGACAGTTATTTTGTATACTCACAGGCTGATTTCTTCAGAGATCAGGTTCAACCACGTGCTGATGGTACAGAATCAGCAGGAACTGGATATAGCCTCTCGACGGCAACCTATTCAGCAACCAACTATGCGTTGCATAAAGACATAGGTCACCTCACATTGGCTAACTCCGATTCTCCGTTGGACCCTCTCGGTGATGCAACTCGGTTCCTTTCACAGCAAATGCTTATCAAGCAAGAGCGTGACTGGGCAACCAACTGCTTTGCCACCAGTATTTGGGGAACTGACGCAACACCTTCCACACTGTGGAGTGCTGCATCATCAACTCCAATTGCTGACGTAGAAACAGCCAAAAACACTGTTCTAACGAACACTGGTTACCTACCAAATACAATGGTTATGTCCTACAAGGTCTTTTCAGCCCTTGTAGACAATGATGACATTACCGACAGAATCAAATACACATCATCAGACTCAGTAACTGCTGACCTGTTGGCTAAACTATTTGGTCTTGATCGAGTACTCATTATGTCAAGCACATACAACTCCGCTGCTGAAGGAGCATCCGCTTCCTACGCACAAATTGGAGATAGAGATGCGCTTGTCTGCTACGTAGCACCAAACCCAGGATTGATGATGCCATCCGCTGGCTATTCAATGCTTTGGAGCGGTGTCGGTGGGGGACTTGGAACCAACACAGCAATCAGTCAGTTCGATCTACCCGAACGACGAGCAACACGTGTCGAAATTGAATCCGCTTGGGATTTCAAAGTCGTCAGTTCTGCTCTCGGGTATTTCTTTAGCAACTGCGTTGCATCCTAAACGATGACCTGATTGCTTTCCAAAGCAATTCCCGTGATTGAGGGCCGAGTCCGGTAAACGGCTCGGTCCTCATTCCGTTACAAACACAATCAGAATTGAGGAAATATGGCACAACCGCCAAACAATACAGCAACAGTTACAGCGCTCACAGGTTCAGACCAAACTGTTCTCACAGGAGATGGAATTTTCTTTGGGGGAACGTTCACTGAAACCGCAGGGTCTACTGCTGGTTGCATAATTTACGACAACACAGCAAATTCCGGGACCATACTAGCCAAAGTATCACTTGCTGCTAACGGCATTGAACACATTAACTTTGCTAATGGGCTACAGGCTGGAACTGGAATCAGAGTAGACATCACCTCTGGTACTATTGCTGGTTCAATCCATTTCACATCGTAGGAGTTCATAATGGCTTGGAGTTATTCAGGAGACCCTGATTCTAGTGCCTTAGATGGAATCCGCTTCCTGATAGGCGATACCGACACAAACGATCAGTTACTTAGCAACGAGGAGATCACTTGGGTCAATGCACAAGTTACAGGAAGCACTACTTCCACAGATTCATTGTATGAGGCGTCGTATAGGTGCATGATTACAATTGCTTCTAAGTTCTCTCGATTGGCTGACCAGTCTGTTGGAGATATGCGTGTAGATATGAGTCAGAAGGCCAAAGGCGCTAGAGATCAGGCTGAGGAACTCAAGAAACTAGCAGCAAGAGAGGGTTCAACACCTGTTCCATATGCTGGTGGTATCACATATTCCGATAAGGAAATAGACGAAGATAACAGCAACATTGTCCGACACTACTTCAGGAGAGGTCAGTTTGTGGATGTTCGTGATGGTTCCACAGGAACTGTGGATAAATACGCTGACTTTGGGCCCTATGGAGCGTAAGTAATGGCAGGAGCATCACCATCAGCAGTATTTATGACAGACCTGAAGGTCAATATGACCCCGGATACGGTAAGTATCAGGACAAGTTCAACTGTTAATTCATATGGAGAACGATCATTCTCCGGTGACGCTACAACATACGATGCTTACGTTGTCAGGGTTGAGGCTTCGGATAGGACTGTGAACAACGATCTAGTGGATGTGGATTACGTTGTGTATATTCCTGACGCTAGTTTAACTATGCGTGTAGATGACCAGATAACGCTACCCGCACCTATTTCAGCAACCAGACCTATCGTCAGAGTAAACATTAAGAAAGACCCGTTAGGCCAAGTAGGTGTAATTATTTACTGTGGTTCTCAGACTCGAAGGGCTGGTTAATGTCCTCGATTTCCAAAAACTTCCGATTCGATCCTGAAGAAGTCAGGAATCTACAGAAGAAACTCAAAGAAATAGGTCTGAATGGCAGAAAAGTAGCAGCGCAAGCAATGTATTCTGCTGCTAATCATATCGGGAATGAATCGCAGACACTGGTTCCTGTAGATACAGGAGTTCTCAGAGGCTCAATGGATATTACTCGACAGAAGTCATTCACTCAGGCTACAACTAGCGCAATTATCTCCTATGGAGGTCCAGCAGCACCATACGCTCTGATTCAGCATGAAAATATGGAATTTGAACACCCAACTGGTGGTCAGGCTAAATATCTAGAGCAACCATTTCTGGAATACACCAAAAACTGGCCGCAATCGTTCATTGACCAGATGGAAGTAGAGGCTGGATTCAAAACTTGGACAGAAGGGTACTCCTGATGGCTACAATCACTGATGTTGGCGCATATCTAGACACAAATGTCAGCAATGTTTCCCTGACAGCAGGAACTAATCTGTTCTACGGGAGGCTTCCTGACTCTCCTGATACCTGTGTTGCGCTGTATGAAACTGGAGGTCAGGCTCCTGATGACACAATGGGCAACAATTCAGCGCCCGTATTTGAGAATCCCAGGATTCAGTTAGTTGTTCGTGCTAGTGCATACGCAACAGCATCAGCGCTTATACAAGACTGCTGGGACAAATTAATGCTGGTCACTAACGAAACCCTGTCATCTACGTATTATGCAAGAATTTCAGCAGTTTCATCTCCATTTGCGTTAGATAGAGACTCTCAGGACAGAATGGTGTTAGCGTGCAACTTTCAGATCATCAAGACTCCGTAGACCCATACGCTGAAGCTCGGATTGTAATCGAGTCTGATAAAAGAACTCGATTCAAGATTCGATGTGGTTGCTGCGGTAAATTACTAGCGGAAATGGTAACTGCCCCTTGGCGATTACGCTGCCCTCGTTGCAAAGCAGTCAATGAAAGCGCTCCTGATAATGACTAGACCATCCTATTTCAGGGCTTTTGACCTAATTGACCGCTATCTTGAACAGAAATTTGAAGAATC